AAGTCTGGATTCAATCAAGGTTATTACAATCCAGTAAATCCAGAAAAATATGCTGGAAGTACTCCTATTATCTACAGATCTTCATGGGAACGTAAGTTTATGATATGGTGCGATTCTAATCCATTGATCTTACTTTGGTCTAGCGAACCTATTGAAATCGAATATCTTTATAGAAAGGATCAGAAGACACACACGTACAATCCAGATTTTTATATTAGGGTACAACAAGATAGCGGTAGCGTCAAAGAATTCATTGTTGAAATTAAACCAAAACAACAATTAATGAAACCAGAGCCTCCTAAGAAAAATTCTAAGAAGGCAGTTGAATCTTACAAGTTTTTAGCCGAACAATACGTTAAGAATATGGATAAATATGTAGCTGCAAAAGCATATTGCAAGAGCAGAGAATGGGGATTTATAGTATTAACAGAAGATTCAATAAAAAATTTAAAATAAAATGTACATTTATTTGATAACCAATAATATGAAAAGATATCATTTTGAAAATTGTAAAAAATATAAATGGGTTACATTAAACAACAAATAAAGGTATTAATCAAAGAAGCCGGAGATAAAAAGAAGGCAAGGATGATTTCTGAGGAATGGTTCAGAGAAGGACTTAAGGACAGGAAACAAAAAGATGTTACTCCAACCGCGAAGCCATTTAAACCAGGAAAGATCTATGTTTTTGATTATGTCCATCCTATCGGTGAAAAAGAATTGGATTGGTTCGATCGTAAACCAGTGGTATTAGCGTTAAGTCCAATAAATGAAACAACTGATTGCGGAGTTAATTTAAACTTGCTTCCAGTTAAATTCAAAGAGGACTTTTTAGATGCGTTTTATAAAGCATTTGAATCAACAATAGACGTGTCAACAAAACAAAAACCAGATGACGCATTCTATCAGAGACCACTAATGAACATGAGATACGATCATATCAAGAAGTACATGGACAAATTCGGATATGGTTTTGCAGTTAGAAGATACAATGTAAAGAGGAAAAGAAACCAAACAGTGGTAAGCTACGAAAGTTGGCCTCGCATAGTTTTATGTGACTTTACGAAGATCTTTGGATCTACCGTATGGGCAGTTAGAAGACTATTCGCAGAGTATTATATTAACAGGAAGAAATTGTAATTGAATATATAATTAGATAAAAAAACGCAAGTTATGGCTGGATTCATAGAAAGAAACGGACCTCTTAGTACAAATCGAAGAGCATTTAATTTAAGTGACACACTGAAAAAGTTGTCATCCTTTGGTATGTATTACGACGATTTGGTATTGAGGCAATCTCAAGCCATCGGTCCGATGGAGGATCAGTTTGGTTACGGCCAGATGAACCTAATGGGCGTGGATTCGGATGATATTTATGGTGCATTCGCTGCACTATCTATGGCCGATACCAACATGAGAAAGAACATTCCGTTCTTCGACATGAACTACAAATCAAAGAGAGAAGAGTTAAGACAATTTTCTCTGTATGATGAAATTGAAGACATCTTAGATATTCTTGGTGATGAATCCATCGTGTATGATGATAAAAACTTTATTGCATATCCAGTTCTAATAGGCTTGGATGTTTCAACCGAAGTTAATGAATATCTAAACAAAGCATATAGACAAATCTATCAATATTATGGATTTGCACAAGATCAGTCAGCATGGTTTTACTTTAGAAAATGGTTGATTGATGGTTACTTAGCATTTGAAATCATTTATAACCCTGAAATGACAGAGGTTATTGGTTTTAAAGAAATTGATCCAATCACATTGGTTCCAGCATATAACAAAGAGGATGGTAAGAAAGTTTGGATTCAATTTAAAGACGATCCAATCAAAGAAAGAAAATTGTATGATTCTCAGATCATCTACATCTCTTACTCATCGATTACTACAGCATCCAGAATATCATACGTTGAAAGATTAATTAGAGCGTTCAACCTATTAAGGGTAATGGAACATACCAGAGTAATTTGGGCCGTTACAAATGCTTCTTATAGAATGAAGTTCATCATACCAGTCGGTGGTAAATCAAAGACCAGAGCAAAACAATCGTTAGCTCAATTGATGAACAATTACAAGGAGGTTGTAGACTTTAACTGGGATTCAGGTCAGTTGACCACAAATGGTAAGCCAATGTTACAATTTAATAAAGAATATTGGTTACCGTCGAAAGATGGTGAACAACCGGAAATTGAAACATTAGGTGGAGAAGGTCCAGAAATTAATGATACCGATGCATTAAAATACTTCTCAGATAAATTAAAGCACGTTTCTAAAATTCCTTTCAATAGATTTGCATTTGAAGATGGTGGTGGAGAAGAATCATTCTCGGCAGATGGAATGATTAGAGATGAGATCAAGTTCGGTAAATTTATTAACCGTTTAAGATCTTCTTTCCAAGAGATCTTGGTTAAACCTCTATACATTCAAATGTGTTTGAAGTTCCCTGAATTCAAAGAGGATCCTGCATTTAAGACTCAAATCGCACTTCGATACAACGAAGAGAACATGTTTGCAGAAATGAAGACAATGGAGATCATGGAGAAGAGATTGGATTTCATATCAAAAATGCACAGTGATTTAACGATTACAAATCAAATGACAATGGAAGAAGAGTCTTACTTTGATATGGACTTCTTGGTTGATAAGTATCTTAAACTTAACCCGGATGATAAGGCTGCAAATGAAGCTGCAAAGGCTAGAAAAGAAGCTGAAAAGGCAAAGGAACCACCTAGCGATATGATGGGAGCCATGGGAGGAATTGGAGGAATGGGCGGAGGACTATAATATAAAATTAGATAGATATAAAATGAAAAAGTATTTAAAAACATTCGAACAATTTATAAATGAAGCCGATCAACCGATCAAGGCTCCAGATTCTAAAGTGTTCATCGATGATGTTATCTTAAGTAGCGGTAAAACTATTAAAAGCGCAGAAATATTAGGTGCTATTTCAGCATCTGAAACAGAAGACAAGTTTAAGTCTTATTTCTTTGAAACCTATGGTGAAACTGCATTTGCTCCAGAAGACATGTCGAAGCTTCTTACATATTACAATAAATATAAAGAAGAAGAAAACCAAGAGCAAACTGACAAAGAACAAAAGGAAAAAGAGTCTGGTTCTGATGCAACCGGTGATGAAGCATCTACCGATAAAGAAGGTTCTGATACAAAGGACGAACTAGCAGGCCTGTAATACTTAAAAAAGTCAAATCGACAAAGGATATATAACCAAAATATAGTATCAAAATATATGAATACAGCTAAAAATCTCTTGATTCTTGAAAGAAGTGGTTCAACGTTGGAATTCACCCAAGACAGTTCTGGCGCCTATGTGCTTGAAGGTGTTTTCGGAGAAATCGATAAGTTAAACCGTAACAATAGAATCTACACCGAAGCAGAATACCTACCTCAAATTGAGTCTCTGCAGTCTAAAATTAACTCATCTAAACTTTTAGGTGAATTAGATCACCCTCAAAACTTCGATATTTCTTTAAAGAACGTATCACACATTATCGAAGAACTAAGATACGATAAAGCAAACAAACAAATCTTAGGAAAGATCAGGTTATTAGATACTGATGCAGGTAAGCAAGCTAAAGCGTTGGTTGATGCTGGAGTTCCTTTACATATTTCTTCTAGAGCAGCTGGTACCGTTGAATCTGATGGTAAAGTTAAAATCAAACAACTTTTTACCTATGATTTAGTAGCAGATCCTGGATTTTCAAATGCAGAATTAAAGAGAGTTAATGAGGCTTATGGCTTTGGTGATACCGAGGATCTCTTAATTTATGAGATAGATAATACTACAAACACAAACACACAAATAAAAGAAGCAGAAAAAATGGAAAATCCAAGATTTGTAAGCAATGAGGACTTCAATAACTACTCAAAGTACTTAGCTGAAGAAATTAAAGCTTTAAAAGAATCAATCACTAAGATGAACGATTCAGAATCATTAAACACTAAAGTTGAAAAATTAGAGGAATACTCTTCTTATTTAGCTGAAAAAATGAATCAAGCTATTGCTTACTCTGAACATGTTGCAGAAAAAGCAGATCAAAGCATTCAATTTGCAGATACATTAGCTGAAAAATTAGATCAATCAATACAATACGCAGAGCATATCGCTGAAGGTACTGAACAAATCAAAAACTACACAAACTATCTTGCAGAATCTTACAATGACGGAGCAATCACTCACGAAAATGTTAAGAAGTACATGGACTATCTTAAAGAAAACATTGAGAAAGTTACTGAGTACGCTGAATATGTAGCTGAAACAGTTAATACCAATTTATTAATGGAAGCTGATACCGATGCAGGTATTGATGCTGAAGATTTAAACGGTAAAACTAAAGACGTTTCTGGTAAAATCGAATTCGACGGTAAAATCGTTGATCAATCTGCACACGATGATTCTAAAGAATTAGAAAAAGAATTAGATGGTGAAGATGAAGCTGGAAAAGAAGTTGTAGAATCTATCGATAGAATGGATGCATACAAATCAGAAATCTCTTCTAAATTATCTGCATTGTTAGAAAAAGCAGCAGCAAAACAAGTAGCTGAACCTCATTTCTTTAAATTCATCTCTGAAGCAAAGAAGGAAGAATTCAATACACTTTCAACTGAAGAAAAAACTTTAGTAGTTAAATCCGTATCAAATAAAGGTTTCTTAACTGAATCTCAAATCTATGCTCTATGGGGTAACACTTTAGCAGGAGCTCAAAACGTTTCAGGTAATGAACCTTACGTTGTAAGCGCAATGCCTAAAGAATACAAAGAAACTTGGAATAAATTATCTGAGTCTAAGAAGAATCAATTGTTAGCACAATCTAAATACTTTAGATTAGAAACTGAATATCAAGTAAGAAACTTTTGGCAAACAAGAGATCTTAGAGAAACTACAACCGTAATGGAAAAAGTAGAGATAATCAATGAGAAAGCAGAAGTTATCGAAAAGAAAACTATGCCTTATGATATGACAGGTGTTGCTGAGTCTTTGACTAAGAAATTCAAAAAATAAAAAAAATAATAATACGTATAAGCCATGAAACACATTAAATTATTTGAACAATTCATTAACGAATTAGCGATCAATGAAGAATACAATTACAATGGAATCAATCCTAATGTAATTAAAGGAAAAAAGCTTTCAAAACAGCAAGAAAAGGCGATCGATGATCCAAATTGGATCAAAGCAATTGTTGCTAATGGTAAAGTTGAATCTGATGTTTTAGCAGATGAGAATGATAAACCATTCTTTTTTGAGAAATATGAATTCGGACAAGAAATTGCTAAACAAGTTGATGGTAAATTAGTATGGGCACATATCGAAATAGATGGTAACAAATTCTTAAATACATCTAGAGGTCCTTGGATCATTACAAAATAATTTACTAATACATTTAAAATGGGTTCTTCCTTACGGTCGAACCTATTTTTATCTCAATCAAACTGAAAAAATTAAAAAATTCATTTTTTCAACTAGATATATAGTACTATAAGAATAATAAAATACTTCGACTCTCAGATAAGAAGCAAAAATCTGAATTATGTCGAGCAGTTATCGCACGATAACATAAACATAAAAAAACATTTTAAAAACAAAATGGCACAATTAATTAACGAAGCTGAAATCAGAGAGACATGGTCTCCGATTATCGAATCAGCAACTGGTATCAACGATGCTAGTAAATTAGCTTGGATGTCTCAGTATTGCCACAACCACAAGTTGTATGAAGATGCGAACATCATGAGATTAGATCCAACAATGAACTTAACTGGTATGGGCGCAACATCGTTCCCTTCAGGTTTCGGTTCTAACCCTGCTTCAGTAGGTTCTGGTGATAAAGCTCCAACTTTGTTACCTTTAGCAATGCAAGTTGCTGCACAAACAATCGCATTAGATTTAGTACCAGTTATTCCAATGGCAGGTCCTATGGGTCTATTATCTTACTTAGATTTTATCTATGAAGGTGGTAGATTAGATAATGGTGTTGCTCCAAGTTACATCAAATCTAACTATGCTGGTTTAACTACTGACCAAAATGGTACTGCAACTGATGGTGTATTATTCTACGCTGTTGGTGTATCAAGAATTGATGGTCAAACTATCTACCGTGTATCTGGTACTTTAACTGCTTCTAGCATTTTAGTAGCTGTACAAGCTGTTTCTGCAGGTTCTGCAGCAGCAACTGTTGAATTCGTTAAAGCATTAGAAGATCATATTCCTGATTTCTCTGGTAACAACGCGAACGATACAACTTTACCTTCTAACCCTTCTTATCCTGCAGTTAATGCATACGATAGAAATTCTGGTGAAAGAACTCCAGATAGATTAATGGGTCTTTCTTTATTCTCTAAAGCAGTTTCTGCTGAAACTTTCCAAGTTGCAGCTGCTGTTACAAGAGAACAAGTTCAAGATTTAAAACAATTCGGAGTTGATGCTGTTGCACAAGTTGAAGCAGTATTAGTAAACGAATTGACTCAATCTATCAATGATTTGATCATCTCTAATTTAATCACTTTGGGTACTACTAACGTATCTAATTCATATGCTGCGGGTGAAATCCCATCAGCTTCTGCAATGGACGTACAATTGTACGATGTTAGCAAATTCACAGGTGGTAAAACTGAAGGTTCAGAACATAGAAAAATCTTAACTGGTATCTTGGCTGCTGCTAACTTAATTGCTAACAGAGGTCGTAGAGGTGCAGGTAACTTCGCGGTTTGCGGACCACAAGTTGCTACAGCGTTACAATCAGTTGCAGGTTACGTTCCAAACCCATTCGCTAACACAGTATCTCAAGCTGCAGGTGCAATCTACCCAGTAGGTTCTATCGCAGGTGTACAAGTTTATACCAATCCAAAATGGAAATGGTCTAACTTCGATGTTATCGTTGGTAGAAAAGGTGATGGTAATGGTCCTGGATTAGTTTTCATGCCTTACTTAATGGCTGAATCAGTACAAACTATCGCAGAAGGTACAATGGCACCAAAAGTTGCTGTTAAATCTAGATTTGCATTAGTTGAAGCTGGTTTCCACCCAGAAACTCAATATGTGAAATTCAAAGTAGGTAACGTTCCAACTTCGAACACAGCATGGACAAACTTGATCTCTTTATCTTAATTCTTATTAAGAATAAATTGATTTAAATATTCCATAAATCTGAAAGGACTTCCGAAAGGAAGTCCTTTCTTTGTTTAAACAGAAAGTGGAATATATAGTGTATAACAATACAATAAATACTATGGCATACAAAAAGAATTTTGAAAATTGGTATTCTCTAACTTTAGAATCCATGGAACCAAAGACAGCAGAAAAAACGAAGGCAACAGAAAATAATGATGCTACTACCGCTGAACCAGAAACATCAACAGTGGGTGTTGAAACTTCAAATAGAACTGAGATGATGAGCGATGTTGATACGATCATGAATCAATTATCAAAACTATCTGTTACCGTTAAAGAATCTGTCGATTCAATAGATTTATTTGAAACAATAGATATTGAAGAAGAATTAAACGAAGAAGAAACTTTAATTTTTGATGAAATTGGAGAAGACTTAGTAAAATTACAAGATCAAATCGATTCTATGCTTAAGTGGGATATATCTGATCCAAAATGGATAGTAGCTCTTAAAGGTATTCAATCTGCATGTAATAAAGTAGATGATGCAATTTCAAAAGCTGATCAAAAGCTAGGAGCAATTAAATACAATGAATCTGAAATTAAATTAAATGAAGAAGAATTATCAGAAGTATTATTAGAAAGAGGTGGAGACGGTCCAGATGTTAGAGCTGCCGCAGGAAAGGTAGCAGACTGGTTATTTTTTGCTCCTAGATATAGAAAAATGCAGCAGAAGATTAATGCAATGAAGATGCATGCCGCGGATATTGGTTTTGCAAAAGATAATTTGACATCAGCAGATCCTAAAAAAGCAGCATTGGACGCAAAGAAAAAAGTGTTAGACGGACAAATTAAAGATCTACAAAGTTCAGTTGATGATAAGGCTAAGGAAAGAGGCGAATACATTCAAAAGGTATTAAGTAGAGAAAAGATTTTAGGTCACATGGAATTGATCAAAAGAACGACAGGTAATGAAGATTTAAGTCCAGAAGAAGTTGCAGATCTGAAGACTTCGATGCAGAAGTTAAAACAAAGATATGCAGAAGAGGAAGCTGCGATAAATCAGCTTAAACAAGATGCCAAAGAGCAACAACCACAACCTAAGCCTGTTGACAAAAAGAAGGATGATGCTAAAAAGTATTCTAAAGAACGCGAAGAGGCTGCAAAAAAGAAGAAAGAAAAAGAAGCTGCTGATAAGGCAGAGAAAGAAAAAGAACCGGTAAAGAACGCAAAGGACGATAAGTTAAAGAGAGTCGAAGACATGATTAAAAGGGAGGAAGAGGCATCAAAGGATAATCCAGAGGTTAAGAAATTACAAACTGAAATCGACAATCTGGAAAAGAATTTAGAAGATCTTAAAAAGGATCCAAAGAAAAATGCGGATTCTATTGATATATTATCAAAATCGATTCCTAACAAAAAGAATCAATTGCAAAAATTAAAGGCATCTGGAAATCCAAAGTTACAAAAACTAAAAGATCTTAAGGACAAGATTTCTGCAAAAGAATCATGGCAGTTAGAAGGAACCGAATTAGGTAGATTATTTGAAATGGAAATTTCTAAGTTAGAGATGGAATATGCAATAAATGAATCTAAGTACTCAAACATTTCTATCTCAGATAAATTAAAAATGTTATTGGGATAAATTATTTTTTAGAATTCTTAGAATTCTTTTTAGCTAACTTAAGGAACTCTTGCTGTTGATTCAGTAAGAGTTCTTTACATTTCTTGCGAAATTCAACTGAAGACTTAAGAATACGGCTATCGACCATTGGAGCCTTTAAGACATCATGGTAGCTTGGATGCACAAAGTTTTCTAAAGAGAAATCTCCCATCTTTGCACGAATCGGTTCTCCTGAAATTGCACAGACCCAGTCAATTGTTTGATAGTTCTCTTCCAAATCTCCACGCTCTACGATCTCTCCGGTAGACCAATCATAATAAAGCTTATTGGTATAATTAACAGCAGTGAACGTGTAACTATGCTGTTCGAATAGAATATGTATAAATTGATCGGATTTACAACGATCCCTTAATAAGGGATAGTCCATCAGTAACCTACGCTGGGCGCGAGATAGGGTTGCATATTGAATCCCAAATCTGTTCGACGGCCACATTCCAGCGGTACGCTTAATCTCTGGGTATTTCTTTTTAATCGCCATATCATATATGTATTTGAAACATTTTAGGCATGCCGCTTATAAGTTAAA